CCTCCGCGCAACAACCCGCGAAATTGGAGATTTTTTTGTGATGGCTCCTCCGTCCAGGCCTAGGAAGCGAAGCAAGGCGCCAGAAGGCCCGCCAGGCCGCCAGGGAGCCTCACTAGAGCCCGAACGTATCTCCCTGGGGGAGCTGCGCCAGGACCCCGAGAATCGCCGCAGCCATCCCGAGCGCAATCTAGCCATGACTACCGCAGCTCTCCAGGCAGTCGGCGCCGCGCGCTCCATCGTCATCGATGAGGCGAATGTGGTCCTGGCCGGCAATGGCGTCCTGGCGGCGGCGCCTGGCGCCGGCATCACAGGCGCGCGCATCATCGACGCCGCCGGCGACGAGCTGATAGCGGTGCGGCGCTCGGGCCTGACGCCCAAGCAAAAGCGCGACCTCGCGCTTTACGACAATCGCGCCGCGGAGCTGGCGACCTGGAATGTCGAGCAGCTCGCCGCGGACTTGCAGAACGGCGAAGACCTCTCCGCGTTCTTCTTGCCTGACGAAATCGAAAAGCTGACCAGCATCTTCACGGTCGGCGAAGCCGGAGCGCCCGAGCTGCGCGCCGGCGACCGGCCGCACTTCCAATTGATGACGTTCTCGCTTCACGATGATCAGGTCGCGAAGGTCAAGGCGGCGCTCGCGCGCGCGATTGAAGACGGCGCTTCCTCCGACCTCAACGAGAACGCCAACGGCAACGCCCTGGCGCATCTCGCCGCCACCTATCTCGGGCTCCCATGACCAGCGTCAAGGACCTCCGCGTGCGGCCGATACCGGCGAAGGATGCGCGTCGGGTGATTGAAACGCTGCACTACTCGGGGAAGAGCATCGTGAATTCTCAGGTGCACCTCGGCGTCTTCCTCGATGGCCGATGCGGCGGCGCGATGCAATTCGGCCCGTCGCTCGACAAGCGGAAGATTCAAGGCCTCGTCCCGGGCACGCCCTGGAACGCTTTTCTGGAATTGAATCGACTCGCCTTCGCGGACTGGCTGCCGCGGAACTCCGAGAGTCGCGCGCTCGCTTACTCGCTCCGCTGGCTGCGGAGCACCTATCCCTGGCTGGAGTGGATCATCAGCTTCGCCGACGCGACGCAGTGCGGTGACGGCGCCATCTATCGCGCGACCGGCTTTGTGCTCACCGACATCAAGACGAACAAGGACCTCATTCGGCGCGCCGATGGGTCGGTGATTCATCACATGACGCTGAAGAGTTCTCCGCTCGCACCGCGGCCGGAGTTGGGCGGCCGCTCGTATTACGCCATCACCGGCGGCAAGTATGACATTCGCGCTTACGCGCGCGCGGTTGGCGGCGAGCTGCAGCCCGGGTTTCAACTGCGCTATATGTATTTTTACGACGCGCGCGCACGCGCTCGGCTGACGGTGCCGGTCTTACCCTTCACCGAAATCGAGCGCCGCGGCGCGCGCATGTATCGAGGCGTGCGAAGTGTTGATGGTGGCACGACGGGTCCACCCGTAAGAGGCGGTTCGACTCCGACCCGCACGCTCCAATCATGAAGGGACGCAAACCGACACCGACGGCGCTTCGGCTCCTCCGCGGCAATCCGCGGAAGCGACCCGTGAATCTGCGCGAGCCGCAGCCATCGCGCGTGCCTGACGACTTCCCGCCGCCGGAGTGGCTCGACGCCGCGGCGAAGGACGAGTGGCGCCGCCTGGCGCCGCTCCTCGCGCGGCTCGGCGTCCTGACCGAGACCGACGCCGACGCGCTCGCCGCTTACTGCGAAGCCTGGACGACCTGGAAGCAAGCCACCCAGAAGATTCGTCAATTCGGGATGGTGGTGAAAGCGAACCGCCAGGGCATGGAGGTGGTCGTCATCTCGCCGTTCGTCAGGATTCAAGACCGCGCGCTCGCGCAGATGCGGAGCTTCCTCACCGAGTTCGGCATGACGCCCAGCTCGCGCGCGCGCATTCATACCGCGGCGCCGGAAGCGCCGGCGAGTAAGTGGGGTGGGCATTTGTGAAGCGCGCGACGCCGGTCCGGAACATTCCCGGTGAAAAGGTGCGGCTCATCAACCAGCTCACGCACACGAAGGGACCCTTCGCCGGCCAACCCTTCAAGCTGCGACCCTGGCAAGAGAAACAAATCATTCGCCCGCTCTTCACGGTCAACAAAGCGACGGGCCTTCGGCAGTATCGAACGTGCCTCCTCATGATGCCGAGGAAGAACGGCAAGACCGAACTCTGTGCCGCGCTCGCGATTGATGGCTTGCTCTTCGACGGCGAAATCGGCGGTGAGATTTACTCGGCGGCGAATGACAAAGACCAGGCGGCACTCTGCTTCAACGTCGCCGCGCAGATGATCAGGAATGACCCCGAGCTCGCCGCGGCGTGCGAAATCGTCGATTCACAAAAGCGCATCGTGCACCGCAAGAGCGGGAGCTTTTATCGCGCCATCTCCGCCGAGGCTTACTCCAAGCACGGGTTCAACGCCTCGCGCGTGATTTACGACGAGCTGCACGCCGCCGCCACGCGCGACCTCTGGGACGTGCTCGCCTCCTCGACCGGCGCGCGCGCGCAGCCGTTGGTGATTGCCATCTCGACCGCCGGCTATGACCGGAACTCCATCCTCTGGGAGCTGTATCAGCACGCCAAGCGGGTGCTCGACGCGCCGGAGATTGACCCGACCTTCCTGCCCATCATCTGGGAAGCGCCGATAGAGGCCGACTGGAAGGACGAAAAGGTGTGGCGGAAGGCAAACCCCGCGCTCGGCGACTTCCGCTCGCTGGAGGAGCTGCGCTCCGCGTGCGCCCGCGCGCAAGAAATCCCCGCGCAAGAGAACGCGTTTCGGCGGCTCTATCTCAACCAATGGACCGAGCAAGACGCGCGGTGGATTGCGATGGACGCCTGGCTTGCGTGCCAGGCCTCGATTGATGGCGCCGAGCTGCTCGGCCGCAAGTGCTACGTCGGCCTGGACCTCTCGACCACGACCGACCTGACCGCGGCGGTGGCGGTCTTCCCTGACGAGAGCGGGCCTGGCTGCTCGGTGCTCGCGCAGTTCTTCTGTCCGCAGGAGCGCATCCAGACTCGAGTCGTGCGGGACCGCGTGCCCTATGACGAGTGGGCGCGTCGCGGCTTCCTCCTCGCGACGCCAGGCCCGACCATCGACTACGAGCTGGTGCGCGCACATCTCCTCGACTGGCAGCAGCGCTTTGAGGTCCGCATGGTCGCCTATGACCCGTGGAATGCCGTGGACCTGGTGTCGCGCCTCGAAAAGATTGATGGCTTCACCTGCGTGAAGATGCGCCAGGGCAAGGCGACGCTCTCGGCACCGAGTAAGGCGCTCGAAAAAGCGATCCTCGAAAAGACCATTCGCCACGATGGCCACCCCATCCTCAAGTGGAACATCGGCAACGCTTCAATCGATATGGACAACGCCGGCAACATCCAGCCATCGAAAGCGAAGAGCACGGAGCGCATCGACGGCGTCTATGCGCTGGTGATGGCGCTCGATGCGATGCATCGCGACGCGACGCCACCGGACGGCGAGGTTGAGGTGTATATTTTCGGAGGTCCCTAAAAGTGAAAGCGCTTTGCCCGCTCTGCAAGCAACTCCGCGGAGTGCACATGAATCACCGCGGCCGGCCGATGTGGATTAATAGCCATACTTGTTTCCGGCGGCGCGTGCTGAGCGTGTATCGGCGCCGCGGCCGGCACAAGGGTTGGCGCTTCGGATTCGTCCGCGGCCACATGGTGCTCGGCTGATGGCTATGCAGCACCGCCGCGGCCGGCCACCGCTCGACGCGACCGACCCCTCGACGAAAGTCTGCGTGGCGCTTCCCTCCAGGCGCTACGACCTGATCTACAAACGCGCGGCGAGCGAGCGCGTGAGCGTGCCCGAATTCATCCGCCGCGAACTCATCCGTCGCGAACTCGACCGGCATATTAGAAATCCAAAATCTGACGAGAGGGACTAGCGCTCGTAATCTCCGAGCGTGCTCGACCGGGCCTACGCGGTCCTTTCCATCAAAGCGCTTGACGGCGAGCGCCGGCTTATCACCGGCATGGCGTCCACGCCGACGCCCGACCGCCGCGGCGACATTTTGGAACCCCTCGGTGCTTCCTTCCGAAATCCGCTCCCGCTCTTGCTTCACCACGACCGCGAGCGGCCGGTCGGGCGCGTCACGCTGACGGCGACCGCGCGCGGCATTGCCTTTGAGGCGCAGCTCCCGGAAGTCGCGACGCCTGGCTTAGTGCGCGACCGCGTCAACGAAGCCTGGGACTCGATTAAAGCCGGCCTCATCACCGGCGTGTCGGTTGGCTTCCGACCGCTCGCGGATGGCGTGAAGGCGCTCGCCTCCGGCGGCTATCACCTCTTGAAGACCGAAATCTGTGAGCTGTCCTTGGTGACGGTTCCCGCGAATGTCGAGACGACCATCGCCACGATCAAGTCGTTCGACGCACCGCACCTGGCCGCGTCTGGCCACAACCCGCCTGGCGTCTCGGGCTCATCGATGAAGAGGCCTCCGATGGGCCAACCCACCACTGCGGAACATATTCAGAACCTCGAAAACAAACGCGCCGCCACCACCGCGCGCATGGTCGAAATCATGGAGACCGGCGCCGCCGATGGCACCACGCTCAGCGAGGAGCTCGCGACGGAGCACGACGAGCTGACCGGCCAGGTCAAGAGCATCGATGCCGACCTGGCTCGCTGGCGCGATCACGAAAAGTTGATGATTACAAAGGCGGCGCCGGCGCCGCAGATCATCACGCCAGGCTTCCGCCAGGTCTCCGTCAAGCCCAACGTCCCGCTCGGCATGGCCTTCGTCCGCCACGCGATGGCGCTGATGGTCTGCCAGGGCAATAAGCACGAAGCCGCGGAGTATGCCAAGCGCTGGGATGACTCGACGCCTGAAGTGGCGCTGTCGCTCAAAGCGGCGATTGCCGCGGGCACCACGACCGATGCGACGTGGGCGGGACCGCTCGTCAACCAGACGATGGTCAATGACTTCCTGGAGTTGCTGCGACCGGCGACCATCCTCGGGAAAATTCCCGGTCTTCGCAACGTGCCCTTCAACTGCAAAATTCCGATGCAGACCGCCGGCGGCACCTACGGGTGGGTCGGTGAGGCGAAGCCCAAGCCGCTGACGAAGCTCGCCTTCGCGTCTGACACGCTGGGCGTGACGAAGGTGGCCGGCATCATCGTCCTGACCGAAGAGCTGGTGCGCTTCTCCAACCCGAGCGCCGAAGCGCTGGTCCGCTCGGACATGGTCGCCGGCATCGCGCAATTCCTCGACGGGCAGTTCATCGACCCCGCCGTCGCGGCCGTCGCCGGCATCAACCCCGCGTCGATCACCAACGGCGCGCCGACCGCCGCGGCGACCACGAATCCCATGGCCGACATCATGGGACTCATCAACCACTTCGTCACGAACAACATCCCCGTCGATGGCGTGACCTTCATCCTCTCGCCGAGCAATGCGCTCGCGCTCTCCTTCCGGCAGAACCTCGACGGCTCGCCGGAGTTCCCGGGCGTCGGCATCAACGGCGGTTCGTATCGTGGCTTGAACTTCGTCACGTCGAACACCGCCGGCACGAATGTCGTCGCCTTGCAGCCGTCTTACATCCTGTATGCCGATGACGGCGGGGTCTCGATTGATGCCTCGCGCGAAGCCTCGCTGCAGATGGACTCGGCGCCGATGTCGCCGGCGGATGCGACGACCGTCTATGTCTCGCTCTTCCAAAACAACATGGTGGCGCTGAGAGCCGAGCGCTTCGTGAACTGGAAGCGCGTTGTGACCAATGCGGTGAAATACCTCACGGCCACGGCCTGGCCGGCGCCGACGGGCGTCGCGCTCGCCGCTCCTCCGCCCGAGGCGTAATGCGCGTCTTCGGTCTGGAAATCACCCGCGCTCGTCGCCCGCTGTCGCCCATTGCGGCGCCGGCGGGCACGATGGGCGGCGGGTGGTTTGCGGCCGTGCGCGAGCCCTACATGGGCGCGTGGCAAGAGAACGCCCCGCCCATCACGCCGGCGACCGCGCTCTCCTACTTCGCGGTCTACGCGTGCATCACCCTCATCGCCACCGATATCGGCAAGCTCCACCTTCGCCTCGTCAGGCAAGACGACGACGGGGTCTGGACGGAAACCGAGAACTCCGCTTACTCGCCGGTGCTCCGCAAGCCGAACCGCTATCAGACCTTTATCAAGTTTGCGGAGCAGTGGATCACCTCCAAGCTCATTGCCGGCAATGCGTATGCCTTGAAAGCGCGGCATGAGACCGGCGTCGTCGCGGCGCTCTACGTCCTGGACCCGACGCGCGTCACGCCGCTCATCGCGCCGGATGGCGCGGTCTATTACCGGCTCAAACACGATGACCTTGTTGGCATCTCGCCTGACCTGGCCGGCCAGGACCTCATCGTGCCCGCGCGCGAAATCATCCACGACCCCATGGTCACGCTCTTTCATCCGCTCGTCGGCGTGACGCCGCTCTATGCGTGCGGCCTGGCGGCGCAACAGGGATTGACCATCCAGACGAAGAGCGAGCAGTTCTTTCGCGGCGGCTCGCATCCAGGCGGCGTGCTCACGGCGCCTGGAGAGATTGGCCAGGACCAAGCGGACCGCATCAAAAAGTATTGGGAAGAGAACTTCTCCGGCGCGAATGCCGGTCGCGTCGCGGTGGTCGGCCGCGGCTTGAAGTATGAGGCGATGACGGTGAATGCCGCGGACGCGCAGCTCATTGAACAACTCAATTGGAGCGCGCACCAGGTCTGCACCTGCTACCACGTCCCGCCGGCGCTCCTCGACTTGCCAGGCGACTCGACGAACGTCACCGACCTGGAAGCGCTGCTGCAGAAATACCACTCGCAGTGCATCCAATCGCTCCTCGCGAATTTTGAAACCTCCCTCGACGAAGGACTCGAGTTGAAGGCGCCGTTCGGCACCGAGTTCGACATCGACGATTTGATTTGGATGGTGACGGCGACGAAGACGAAGGCGGCTTCCGAAGCCATCGGCGCCGGCGCGCTCTCGCCGGATGAAGCGCGGAAAAAGTGGTTCGGGTTGGGCAAGGTCAAAGGCGGCGATACGCCTTACATGCAGCAACAGAACTTCTCGCTCGCCGCGCTCGCCGAACGTGATCAGGACAAGCCCTTCGCGAAACCCGAGCCGGCGCCCGCGGCGTCGCCGCAGCTCCCGCCGGCCGAGGATGAGGAGGCCGACGAAAAGAGCTTCCTGGAAACCCTGACGAAGTCTTTGGAGGATCTCCATGCGGCCTGACGTGCTGGCGGCGCATCTCGGGCAGACCGTCCGCGGATTGGTCGGCCCACTGTCGCTCCGGGTCGCCGAGCTGGAGGCCGCCGGCGGGCGTGCAGCCATCGCGCTCACTACGGTTCAGGCTTCGCTCGGCGACCTCGGGGCACGTCTCGAAATCCTGGAGGCGCTCGGCGGCACGCCAGGCCCGCAAGGCCCGCCAGGCGAGCCAGGCCCGCCAGGCCCGCCAGGCCTGGACGGCAAGAGCTGGAACTATGCCGGCGTCTACGTCCCTGGGAAGACCTACGACCCGAGCGACCTGGTCACCGACCATGGCTCGCTCTTTTATTGCAGCCGCACCACGACCGGCCGGCCTGGCCACTCGCAGGACTGGAAGCTGATGGTGAAGCGCGGCCAGGACGGGAAGGACGCGCGCTAATGGCAGTCACGCTTGACGAGGCGAAGCTGGCGCTTCACATCACCGACCCCGCGCGCGATGCCGAAGTCCAGATGTATCTCGACCAAGCGACCGCCTTCGTCACGCAATACATCGGACCCGTGCGGCTGCCGGAGGCGCCCGAAGACATCGTCGATGCGGCGGTCATGAAACTCCTCGGCCATCTCTACGAGCACCGCGGCGACGATGCCGGCTCGGTCTTCGGTCCCGATACGAAGATTTGGGAGACGCTCTCCGAATTTCTCATGCGGACCCGTGATCCGGCGGTGAGCTGATGAAGCAACGCACCGAAGGCAACTCAATTGGTCGCGACCAACATCTCGTCACCTTTGAGGAGCCAGGCACCGCGACGCCGGATGGTGAAGGCGGCTACGTCGAGACCTGGGTCCCGCTCTCGCCGCCGACCTGGTATGTCCGCATCGCGCCGGTGACCGGCCGCGATGCCGAGCGCGTGCTCGCCGGCACGGTGGTGACGCACGTCACGCATCTGGTCCACGGGCGCTTCCATCCAGGCATCTCGACCAAAGCGCGGATGCTCTTCGCCGGCGCGATCTACTTGATTACGAGCGTCGCGAACATCGACGGGCGCTTCCTCGAAATGGAACTCACCGCGGACCTGCAAGGCTAATGGCGACCGAGCTGCGGATTGATGGACTCGATGCCTTCGTCGATGAGTTGGAGCGCTTGGCGCCCGAGCTCGTCGCGGAGGCGCGCGCCGAGCAAGCCGCGGAGGCGGAGCGCATCGCGGACAATCTGCGCGCCGCCTATCCCGTCGTCACCGGCGAGCTGCGGAACTCAGTCCTGGTCCAACGCGAAAGCTCCACCTCGCCGCTCCGCGTCTTCACGCGCGTGGCGGTGACGGCCGGCCACGCCGCCTTCTATGAATTCGGCACGCATCGCACCGAGCCGCATCCGGTCTTCACGCCGATTGTGCGCCGCGGACGCGAAGCCTTCCTGCAGGACGTGATCGACCGCGTCGAAGCGCGCGGCCTCGTCGTCAACGGAGGTCCAGCGAATGCCTGACGTGGGCCTGGTCGATGCGGCGATTGTCGAAATCCTCGCGAATGATGCCGCGCTCGCCGCGCTCTGCCCGGATGGCGTCTGGTGGGGGTTGCGCCGCCAGGAAGGCGGGACCGCGTTTGTGATCGTGACGCTCTTCGATACGCCCGCGAAGTTCCGCGGCTTGCAGAACGTGACGCTCTACGAGCGCTCCATCTATCTCGTCCGCGCGACGGTGCTCTCGAAAAGCCGCACGCAAGCTCGCGAAGCCGCCGCGCGGATTGATGTGCTGCTCGACGGCACGGTGCCCGACCTCTCCTCGGCCGGCCATGTCGCGATGGACCTCCAGCGTATCGACCGCCTGGCGCTCCTCGAAAGCGACGCGAACAACCAAGAGGTTTGGCACCACTCGGGCGGGCAATACGAACTAATGCACTACGCACTCCCATAGGAAAGGACCCGCGACATGGCGAGACGACACGGAAGCAAAGGCTCTATCGAAATCGACCCCGCCGGCGGCGCGACCACCGAAGCGGTCGGCTCGCTCAACTCTTGGTCCCTTGACCTAGAGCGCGACAAGGAAGACGTGACGTGCTTCGGGGATACGAACAAGCAATACGTGCTTGGGCTCCCCGACATCCAGGGCGAAATTGAAGGCGTGTGGAATGAGGAAGAGTCGCCCGACTTCCTGCGGATTGCGCTCGGCGAGGTGCCAGTGACGCTGAAGCTCATCCCCTCGACGATTACGCCGACCCACTTTTTCACGGGCCTGGCGTATCTCGACGCCGGCATCGAATGTCCCGCTGATGGTGCCGTCACCATCTCCGGCTCATTCGTCGCGGCGGGTCCCTGGAC